CGCAAGATTGAAGTATATGAAGAATGGCTTAGTATGTTCAGAACAGAAATAGATGATGTTTATAAACGCATCAAAACCGTAGACGACAGAAATCTATTCGAGAAAGATGATGATGTGGGATTTGTTTTTTCAGAGATAGTTAGAATCACAAAAGAATTTGACGAGAAGATTAAATAAAATATGAAGAAAAAGAAGGCTCTTAAAAAGAATAAAAAAGCTAAAGTCACCAAAACCATAAAAAAGGTGAATAAGCAGTTAAAAAAGAAAATAAGGCATAAACAAATAAAAAAAATAGAGCCTACTCAATCTGTTCCGGTTGATATAAAGCGGCCACGTGGCAGACCAAAGGGTGCCAAGAATAAGAAAGTTGCTGGAGCACCAAGAACGTCAAACGTATATTTCACTCCAGAAACAGAAGCCGCCATTATTGCTTATAACAGAAGTGAAAATCCAAGAGAAAAAGATAAGATATACAACGACCATATTCAGCAAGCCTTTTTCAAGATAGCAGAAAACGTTTATAATACGTTTAAGTTCAGTTATGCTGATGTTAGCCCACTTGAGATACAAAAGCAGGCTATATCGCATATGGTGGCAAATATAGACAAATATGAACCAGGTAAGGGTAAAGCGTTCAGCTATTTCAGTATTGTAGCCAAGAACTGGTTTATTTTAGACAACAATACCACATATAAGCGTTTCAAGAAGCACGTTGAAATATGTGAACAAACTGGAGAAGCTGGTGAGTTTGTAGTTGAACCAGAACACGAAAAGCAAGAAAGTGAAACTCGTGAGTTTATAGCACTTATGGTAGAATATTGGGACAGAAACCTTGGCAAGCTATTTACCAAGGAAAAAGATCTGGCCATAGCAAATGCTGTTGTAGAAATCTTCAGAAATGCCGACAGAATAGATGTATATAACAAAAAAGCACTATATCTATATATACGAGAGATTGCTGATTGTCCTACCCAGAAGATTACCAAGGTGATAAACAAGATGAAATCCACTCAAAGAAACATCACCGAAGAGTACTTGAATAGAGGTTCTATATCAGGTGCCAGAGTCTAAAATATATATTATAGTCGCTATTTATAAAGTATGGATAACGACATAGAAATATATAAAGGTAAGAGTTTTTCCGACTTATGTAAAGACATAGTCAAAAACTCTGAAGAAAAGAAGAATCAGATAGATATTCTGATAACAGACCTTCGTGAAATGATAAAAACAATCAATGATGCCACAATGATCGTGCCATTGTTGAAAGAATACTTTGACGTTGGTGTAAGAAATGACGAGCAACTTATCAAACTCGCCGCCATCATACAAAGACTCATGGTCAATAAAGGTGGCGGTGAGGAAGGTGGTGCCATGATGCTTACAGAAGATGAACGTAAGCAGTTAATGAACACTATAGAAGAAACTGCCAAGGCAATAAAGCCACATGACATGGAAAAAAAGAGCAAATAAGATATGGCATATATTAATATAGATCGTAGGTCTGATTTGAATGTCAAGCAAGATGATCTTCTTGCTTCAAAAAGATTTGTAATTGAAAGAAAACCTGATATTCCATATTTTTACGAATTTGAAGAAGCTGTGGTGTTGGATGTTATCTTTGATGAAAATCATCCAGAAGTTCAAGACAGTTCACTGGACCCATCAAATACTCCTCCAAATATAGATGGTAGTAAACCAACCACAGATAATAAAGATTATGGTTGGATAGGAAAAATAAAATTTAGATTTTTAAAAAGTCAAATTGGAGACGTAAAGGAAAATTTAAATTGGGCGTCTCCAATGGAAAATACAGGTATTACAGAATGGCCGTTGATGAACGAAATTGTAATTGTGGGAAAATATCTCGGCAAATTTTATTATAGCAGAAAATTAAACTACAAACCACTGATAAACTCGAATGCTTCTTTTATCACAGAAAGAGTGGCCGGCAGAGTAGAGGAAAATAGAAACGAATATACTGGGGAAAGATATCAAGGGCCAGAATCTAAGATGAATTTTGATGGTGGAGAGAATTTTACAGGTATACTAGGAAGCTATTTCAAGTTTAATCCTAAGATCAGAACATTAAGAAGATTTGAGGGAGACACTATACTAGAATCAAGATTCGGTTCTTCTATAAGATTCGGAGCATATGATAGTAACCGTGGAAATGACAGTGGAGAAGGAGAATATTCCGATAAAGGTGGTAACCCGATGATATTAATAAGAAACCGCCAAGCTCCAATAAAATCTCAATCTGGATATACGGCCAAAGGATATACAATAGAAGATATAAATAAAGATGGATCTTCTATACATTTTACTTCTGGAAAAACAATATCTGCTTTCAAACCGGAAACAACAACGGGAATGGTAAATGTCACCAAGGGTATACCTATTCCAAAACTGAGTGGAGATCAAATAGTAATTAACAGCGATAGACTAGTGTTTTCTTCAAAAGCCAATGAAATGCTATTCTTTTCAAAGAAGATGATTGGTATCACGACGGATCAGGTGCTTAGTTTAAATTCATACGGAAACACTACCATCACTTCTAACAAGGGAATAATGACATTAAACGCCCCAAAGATATATCTGAATTTCAATACAGAAGGCGCAAATGATCAACCAGTTTTATTGGGAAGAACCACCATTCTTTGGTTGTATGCGATGTGCGATTGGATGCTTTTAAGTGTAAATACTCAAATACAAACACTTACAACATTGATAGCATTTGCTGGAACACACATGCATATTGGAAATATGGGAAAACCTACTCCTATATTTCCCCCATCAATAGCTGCCCCAGTTGCGGCTTGGAGTGAACAGCTTCAGTCTTTATACGCTTCTCAGATGAGTCTTACTGCGCTGCGCTCACAACTTAGCTCTTTGATGAGCAGTAGAGTATTCTTGGGAGGGTAATGTATGAGTGACTTTTCTATATTAAAAGCTCCTTCTTTGCCGAGCCCGTCTAGTATAGCATCACAGGCCGCTTCAAGCGTTAGTGTTGGAGTATCTTCTCCTCAGTTTTTAACTTCAGCCGCTGGACCTAATCTGTCTTTAAAAGCAATATCTGCTCCAAGCTTGAGTATAACTTCACCAATAACAAGTCCATCAAGTCTTAATTTAAGCGGGGTTGGATCTTCTATGGGATTGCCTACTTCAATTGGAGGCGCCGTTGCTGCCTCTGGCATCCCAACTTCATTGCCTCCTCCGGGCCAGGCATTGAATACGTTAAGTCAAGGGTTGGGAGTCAGTATTCCTGGTACCTCCAATATAACTCAAGCATTTAGCGGAACGGTTTCTAGTATGCTACCGGCAGGATCTCTAAGCATATCTGGGTTACAATTTCCAAAACTTCCTGAATTTCCAGGTATAGATCTAGCAGGCATAAATTTGGGCGCTGGTCCCAAATTTGTAGCAGAACAAATAGCAAAGTATAAGTCTATAGTTCCACCATTTGTGCCTGGTCTTAAAATAAATATGGGAATGGCTATGGCTGCTATATCCGTAATAAAGGCAGCAATGTCCGCAAATCCAAGTGAACTTCTTAAACACCTCTTAAGTAGTGTGGTAGACGATTTGAAATCTCAAGCATTGGGAGAACTGAATAAGGCCATAGATTCTACGGGAGTAAATAATATTCAAGGCCAGTTAAATGGTATGGTAGATGGCGCAAAAAGCTCATTTACAGATCAATTCAATAGAGATAATCCTCCACAAACAATAACTAATGAGGACGGTGAAACAACTACCATACCATCGCCTACACCAGATTTATCGGCATTTCCTAAAGTTGATATATCACCGAAAACTGGAGAAGGTATATTGAGTCAAACTAATATAAATACTTCTCAATTTTCAAGTACGGCTGGATCTAATCTTAAAGCATTTACATTCCCGCCAAATGGTTAATTATTAAAAATACTATATATTTATATAAAGGATCATATATATGAAAAAGAACGAACTAGTTGAAATTATAAGAACTCTAGTAAAAGAGGAAGTACATAACGCTCTTCCACAGCTATTGATGGAAGTTTTAGCCGAAAAGATGACAGAAAACTCAGCAGCAATATTGGAATCTAAGAGTACAGCAGCTGCGCCTGTTAGAAAGCCTAATTTTAATGTACAGTTGGATTCTCCTATTACCAAACAACCAGCCCAGCCTCCAAAGATTTTTACAAAGAATCCGGTGTTGAACCAGATATTGAACGAGACCGTTGGAGGCGTTCCACAGGAAGCATCAGTTCCTTCGGCAATAGATACGATCCAAACACTTCCAAAAGAAGTATTGAATGAGAATAAAGAAGTCGCTGCCGTTGCCAACGCAATGACAAGAGATTATTCACAGCTTATGAAGGTTATTGACAAAAAGGCAAAGGCTAAACGTCCATTATAATGGCAACTGTAACACAACCTTATGGAATAGTTCTTCCCATAGCACATGGGCCACAAGGTTATTTCAATCAAAGTTATAGTATGATTGATCAAGTTAAATCCAACTTGAATATGTTATTGAGAACAAAAAAAGGAGAACGCCGAATGAATCCTGAGTTTGGATCTGGATTGTGGAGTATTCTTTTTGAAAATTATTCAGATGATATCGGTCCTATTGTCGAGAGTACCATTCGTTCGGATATACAAAGATGGATGAGCTATGTTAATATACAGGAAATAATAGTTAATACCAATGATACAGAATATAGAAACAAATACAAAATTGGCGTAAAAGTTACATTCACAGTTCCAACAATTGGAGTCACCCAAACACAAACTCTTGAAGTCGCAATGAACACCAACAATATATGATACTAGATACACCAAAGTCATTTCAACCAGACAAAAAGGATATTAAGTATCTAAACAAGGATTTTAGCCAGTTGAAATCCAGTTTGATGGAATTTGCCAAAACATATTATCCAAATACATATAAGGATTTCAGTGATGCGTCACCAGGCATGATGTACATTGAAATGGCCGCTTATGTTGGAGATGTTCTATCATATTACATTGATTATCAATTCAAGGAATCGATGCTTGTAAATTCGGAAGAGAGAAAAAATATCATAGACTCGGCAAAGTCTATGGGATATAAGTCAAAGACAACTACTCCTTCTGTAACAAGATTCGATGTATACCAGCTAGTTCCGGCAAAGTTGGGCGAGGATGGTAGTATGGTGCCGGATCTTAACTATTCTCAAATAATAAAACCGGGAATGACTGCGACAAGTGATTCCAATATCACTTTTATAACAAATTCTCCGGTAGATTTCACAGTTGATACTAAAAATGATCCGCTTGAAGTATCTGTATTTCAACGAAATGCGGCTGGCCAGCCTGAATTTTTTGTTCTTAAAAAGAGTGTCGATGCGTTTTCTGGACAAATACTTACAAAGACTGTATC